AGACGGAAATAACACACTAGATTTAATTAGCAAGGTCACAGAATTTAATGACCTACATGACTATATGAAAGACGATCAGCTGGACAGGGCTTTGGCTATGATTGTTAAGCTAGTTATGAATCCAGATGTACCTCCAGCTAAGGCTCCTATGTTAATTATTGAGCTTCAGGCTATAAGCACAAAGCTAGCTATTTTAGCCTCATACTATTCTACTATTGCTAAAGATAAAACTGGTACAATTAACAATAACAAGAAAAACATTTATTATTCGGGAAAGGAAGCAATAGACAGATTAGTTGATGCACTCAAGTATTCTGCTAGAATTTATTAATGGGAAGAGACATTGTAACAAACCTCAAGTTTAAAAAGGTTAACGGTAATTTTGATCCAATTGAGTTTGGAAGACTTATATCTGAGGCCTATACTGAGGGTAGAAATTTAGATCGTTGGGCAAAGAAGAGCACCTTTTCTCCTAGCACAATTGGTTATGGTCACGGAATGTGTCCTCGATACTGGTTCATTGCTTTCAATGGATCAAACTTTGAGGACAATTTTGATGCTGTAGCAATTGCTAATATGGAGAATGGAAAACAGGCTCACGATAGAATACAAACCCTGTTACAAAATACTCATGTACTAAAAGAAATTGAGCGTGAGATATTGTGTAATGATCCTCCAATCAGAGGCTTTGCAGATATCATCCTTGATTGGAACGGCAAAGAAGTTATTGGTGAGCTTAAGACAGTGAAAGAAGAAGTATTTGCTACAAGACAAGCTCAAATGTCACCTTCTGACTCACACAGAATTCAACTTCTACTCTACATGTGGGTAGAAAATGTAGAAGAGGGCTTCTTGATGTACGAGAATAAAAATAATAATGAGATTTTAATTATGCCTATGTCTATGAATGACAGAAATAGAAAGTACATTGAGAATATCATTGACTGGATGAAAGTTGTTTATAAGACATGGAAAGACGGCATGCTTCCAGAGAGAGCCTTTACTAAGTCAACACCTACTTGCAAGAATTGCCCTGTAAGAAAAGAATGTTGGAGTGGTGAAATGGGAGACATACAGATTAATAAACTGGATGTGAAGTAGTGTTAGAGTGTGCAAGGCCAGAATGCGGCCAACAGTTTGAGTCAAAGACTCATAACCAAAAGTATTGCTCGGATGAGTGTTGCCGTATTGCAACAAATAAAAGAATTATGGAAAAGTATTATGAGAAGAAAGCTATCAAAAATGGTGCTCCAAGGTCCTGTAAGTGTGGCAATCTTCTAAGTAGGTATAACCACGATAGCATATGCTCAAAATGCCAGACTGACAAGAAGTCTAAAAATAAAAAGGATCTTTTGGAGATAATAAGTGTCTTTAAGTGATTTAATTAAGCATAAAGCATCAACTGTTATTGGAATAGACGCCTCTACCAACTCCATAGCTTTTTGTTTAATAAAAGACGGTGTGCCAGAAAGATATGGCAAGATACTTTTAAATGGACAAGATATCTATGAGAAGATAGCGGATGCTAGAAATAAGGTTCATGCTATGAAAGATATGCTTAGCGCTGATTATATAGCAATGGAAGGCGCCATTATGGTTAAATCTGCTGATGCTGTAATCAAACTGTCATATGTGTATGGTGTTGTTTTAGGTGAGCTAATGCAGAATAATCCAAAGGTTATTACAGTTGCACCAAGCTCATGGCAGTCTTTTATAGGCAATAATAACTTAAACAATGTTGAAAAGGCAAGGATAAAGGCTGAGTTCCCAGATAAGAGCGACTCATGGTACAAGTCTAAGATGCGTGAAGTACGTAAAGAGAAGACAGTGACCTGGGTAAAGAAAGCTTTTGATGTTGAGTTAGACGATTTTGATGTGGCAGACTCATTTGGAATTGCCAACTATGCATATAAGAAGTTGACGGAAAGATAATGAAGCTTTACGAAAGCAAAGAGTATCTTCATAGAAGGTACGTACTTCAAAAGAAGACAATTAAAGAAATAGCAGACGAATGCGGTTGTTCGCATATGACTATCCAGAGGTATTTGGAAAAGTTTGGGTTAATTAAGAATCAAAGGAAATGGACAAAATGACAATATCACTTAGCAAGGTTGCACACATAGATGACTTTTCAGATCCAGATTTTGAAAAGATCTTTAAGAAATATAATCTTAGTGGAATTGCAACATTTCCACAGGCTGAGCCATCTATTTTAAATAGAAAAACTTGGGAAATTGGAATGGCTCTCATATCATTTGAAAAGCTTGGAATCATGTCAGATAAACTGGAGGTTCTTGGCATAGGTGCCGCTAAAGAAGAAACGATATCTATTTTGTCTAACATTGTTAAGAGAGTTTTTGCAACAGATATTTATTTAGAGCCAGGCACATGGGGTGAATGGTATGAAAGAGACATTCTAATTGATGCAAGAAAGTACATGGGTCCAGTTTATAATCATAAGAGGGTTGTCTGGCAGCATGTTGACGGAAGAGATTTGCCTTACGAAGACAACTCTATGGATGCTGTGTTTAGCTGTAGTTCCCTAGAACACTTTGGATCAGAAGCAGACATTAGAAAAGCAGTTGAAGAAGCCTGTAGAGTTCTTAAGCCAGGAGGCGTGGCAGCAATTTCATCAGAGTATAAGATTGAAGGAAACGGTGACGGCTTTGCCAATGTACAATTGTTTGATAAAGAAAGATTAAATAAGGTCTGGTTTGATGGAATTCCATGGACGTTACAGGGAAAACTTGATCTTAAATTAGATGACACAGATTACATAGACTTTGAAAAATCTATTCATGATAATGAGTACAAAAAGACAGCACATCCACACATTAAACTGGATAATGGAATGTATAAGTGGACAAGTATTCATATGACATTCATAAAAGATTAACCATCTCAGTTAATTAGATTTGACATTCTAGTCAACCAATAGTATACTTGTATAGAAGTCAGGAGACAATGTGTCTGAAATTGAATTAGCTGAGCGCTATGACAGAATGAATTCTGTTGTTGAGCAAATGCTTATGGGCAATAGCCCAACTCAAATTGCTAAGCAATTAACAATCCCACGTAAAGAAGTTTTAGAGCTTATAGACGAGTGGAAGACTATTGTCCGTGATGACTCAAATGCTAGAGATCGTGCAAAAGAAGCCGTTTCAGGTGCAGATCAGCATTATGCAATGCTAATTAAAGAAGCGTGGAAGACTGTAGAAGACGCAGATATAGCAGGCCAACTAGGAGTTAAAGCAACATCCCTAAAGCTTATAGCAGACATTGAAGCTAAAAGAATTACAATGTTGCAGCAACTTGGGCTGCTTGATAACGCAGAGCTTGCTGGACAGTTAGCAGAAACAGAAAGAAAACAAGACATTCTTATTGGAATACTTAAAGATATCTCAGCAGAGTACCCAGAAGTTAGAAATGAAATTATGAGAAGGCTTTCTCAGATATCAAATAAGGTTGAAGAAATTATAGTTCAAGACAACGTTACCCCATTGAGAAGTGTGGAAAACGAAGATGTCGTTTGATTTTGCAGACATAATTGATATCCTTGACGGAGAAGAATTCGAAGAACGCCCAGTAGACGTTGCAGAGTTTGTAACCAGCGAGGCATACCTAGGGCTACCACCACTATCTGATTATCAGTATAGACTTATTCGTGCAAGCTCACAGATATATAAAAAAGCTACACTAATTAAACTTTATGGTGAAGAGGCTGGCGAAAAGCGCTGGAAAGAAACAGTTAACGAAGTTATTGCTCAGCTAGGTAAGGGTTCTGGTAAAGACTACTCATCAACAGTTGCAGTATCTTATATCGTGTACCTACTGTTATGTTTAAAGGATCCAGCAAAGTATTTTGGAAAGCCACCTGGAGATTCAATTGACATTATCAATATTGCTGTTAACGCACAGCAGGCTAAGAATGTTTTCTTTAAAGGCTTAAAGAATCGAATAGATAAGTCACCTTGGTTTGCAGGTCGATATGTTCCAAAGGCAGACGTAATTGAGTTTGACAAGGGGATTAGCTGTCACTCTGGTCACTCTGAAAGAGAAGCGTTTGAGGGTTATAACGCACTGGTAGTTATTCTCGATGAGATCTCTGGATTTAGTATTGACAATACAACTGGACATGAGCAGGCAAAGACGGCTGGAGCAATATATGATATGTATCGTGCATCAGTTGACTCACGTTTCCCAGACTTTGGCAAGGTGATCTTGCTTTCATTTCCAAGATATAAGAATGACTATATTCAACAAAGATATAACTCTGTTATAGCAAACAAAGAAGTTGAGATAAAGTCTCATAAGTTTAAGATGGATGAAGAGTTACCAGACGGAGTAGAAGGCAATGAGTTCTCAATTGAGTGGGAGCAGGACAACATTATCGCATACACTATTCCAAAAGTTTTTGCTTTGAAGAGACCTACTTGGGAAGTTAATCCAACTAGAGTCATTGATGACTTCAAGGTTGCATTCTATACTAATCCTACAGATGCCCTATCAAGATTCGCCTGCATGCCTCCAGAGGCCGTAGACGCCTTCTTTAAGTCACGAGAGAAGATCGAGACAGCTTTTGTAACTGGAAACGGTGTAGACGAATCTGGGCGTTTTGAGGAATGGTTTAAGCCAGACGACAGCTTAGAGTACTTTGTTCACGTTGACCTTGCACAAAAGCATGACCATTGTGCAGTATCTATGTCACATATTAAAGAGTGGGTGAAAGTTAGATCATTTAATGATTACGAGCAGATAGCTCCAGTAATTGTTGTAGATGCAGTTAGATGGTGGACACCAACCTCAGACAAATCTGTTGACTTTACAGAAGTAAAAGACTATATAGTTTCTTTAAAATCAAGAGGGTTTAACGTAAGATTAGTCACATTTGACAGATGGAACTCTCATG